AGGACGCCTTCTGCATGACCCGTGACGAGTGGACGGCAAAGCACGGCGAATCGTGCATCGACATTTACAACAAGTTACGCGCGGAGTGGCTAGACGATGACATCACACCTAACGAACCGCAGGAACATGGCAAACCGGACGACACCAAAGACAAATCGACCGACACCAAAGACTACCCTGTCTACTGATTACCCGTGCGACGTGTGCGGCGAACCAGCCATGACTAAAGAAGGCGACCGGCTCCGCTGTCCGTCGTGCTGGCTTCGGGAACAGGCACAAAAAATAAAACCGCTTGACCGGGGCAGATATTACCCGTAGGTTTTCGGCATCGTTTTCTAACGAAAGGAATCGCTATGAAGAAAAGAATACATATCAACCAGCACGTCATCCGCGCCAACAAAAAGAATGGCACGAATGATCCGGCGATCACGGTTAAAACCAGCAAAAATAATCATTACACTTACGCCGCAGAGATCGACGGCTTGTCGCGTGTTGTTTATTCACCAGACAAGCCGCTTTCTTGTGGTGCGCGTGTATGGATTGAAACCGACGCACCCGTCTGGCTGCATACTGGTGAGGTGATCACATGACAAAACAGGCCACGCTAGTTGATCACGAACGCATGATCTATAACATCATCAGCGTCTACCGTGATGCTGACGAAACGCAACACGCAGAAGGTTTGTTGTGGTATGACAACGCACAGAAGGCGGCATATCTTATCGCCTTGAAATACGATGTTGCGGTTTACATTGTGGCGGCGGTCATCGCTGCACTGTCACCTAACAACAAATGGTCACGCAATGTCGTAAACGCCGACGCGTTAATCGGCGCGTTTATCAGCGGCGATGGTCTCTTGTCGGTGAAGGTCTCGACTTACAACAAAATGAAACAGAAGGCATGGGATATCTTGGCGGCGCGTCCGGACTACGACGGGGCAAAAACGATGCTGAAAGGTCAGAAGATTACGTCGTTCTTTTGTGACATTATGGGCGAGTTTAACGTCACGATTGACGGCCACGCACGAAACATTGCGTACGGTGAACGCGTCGGCCTGACCGATGATCGAACTAATATCGGCGTCCGTGAATACCGCGCTTTGCAAGCCGCGTATGAAGAAGCCGCGCGGCGCGTCGGCCTCATGCCCTACCAGCTACAAGCGATCACTTGGCGCGTCTGGCGCGACCGGCACGGCATAACCTGATGGCAAGCGGAGCGACACTATATTTTTCGATGGCAAGCGAGGCGACACTATATTTTCGGGGATCGGCTAATGGTTTCCTGTTCGGCGCGTTCTGGGGCGGGGCGGGACTTGCGGGCGGATCGGATCGGCGGCGAGACGATGGGGCTAGCCGATCACTTTTGCCGGGGCTGCGACAACTCTTCACGGCTCCGGGGTTCAACTGGCGCGTTAATTGTGCCATGATTCGGGGACTGGCGCTCTTGCCAGCCACAACAGCATGAAAGGACACACACAACATGCTTGATTTAGTACCAGTCGAAGAGACAGCCGCCGCAAAGGCAAAAGCACGGGGCGGGGATATCTGGGTTACTCATCGGAACATTGACGACGTTTCGCTTTACGAAAAATTCGGCAAGATTCGCCGGGTGCCGATCGAAGCCGTGACCACCACAGCGGACGACATCGTCGAGCCGCAGCGGATGGATGATTTCCACGCGTTGCAAAACACAGCGACCGGCGGGTTGCTCAATGTCCGGCCTGTCGGCAAGTCGTATGCGCTCGTTCCCCACGATGGCCTGTTCAAGGCGCAAGCCCAACAGCTTGCCGCTTCCGACCTGCCGCTCGGTAACGTCGAGGTGGTGGACCGCATCTATGAAGAGGGGGCACGGGTTCACCGGACCATCTACTTCCATGACCTGCAAGACCTGTCGACGACGAAGGACGGTAAACGCGACATGGTCCGCTGCCGGATGGACATGTTCAACTCGGTGGACATGTCATGGGCCTTGCAAATCTTCTCCGGTGCCTACCGTGACCTATGCCGTAATACGTTAGTGTTCGGCGGGGAAAAGGCGTATCACCAGCGCAAGATTCACCGGGGCGCGGTGTCACCCGAAGCCATGATCGCTAAAGCGACGATGGGGCTTGAGATGTGGCAGGGCCAACGCGAGACGATGGACAGGTGGCGGAATGCCAAGCTTTCGCAGCGCCAGTTTGCCGATATCTTGAAAGCCACGATCTGCCACAAGAACACGAAGGCGGCAGAAGCCGATCAACGCTTGTCGGTGAACGAACGCCGCCTCAACTGGTTACTTGAGCGGTTCGAGGAGGAACGCCGGGAACTGGGCCACACGCTCTGGGCGGGATATAACGCCCTGACGCACTGGGCCACACATTTGCCGGATGCTCGTGATCGGGGACGGGCTGAGCGGAAACGCTACACCCGGAACGATCAAGTCCGGGCCATCGTCGAGGGGCCGCAATGGCAATATCTGGAAGGACTGGCGCAATAGATGCAGGAATATTTACAAGCCGCTTTCATGACACTGCGCGTTCTCGTTGCTGTCATTATCATCCTTGTCCTGCTGATCTTCATCAACTGGTAGGACTCAACGCCCATTGGGCAGAAAGACCACACAATGCAATATCCACCGAAACTGTTAGCTGCTTTGAAAAAGCTTGGTGATGACTTTGAAGAGGCGATTCGTGCCGACGAACGCAAGCGGTTGCTTGCTAAATTTCGGGCCGAGACTGGGCGCAAGCCAGTAGCGAAGCCTGAGCCGCTCTACCCGATCACCGATATGCACGGCGAGCCGCTGCAAGAAACCGCTCCGCAGCCGACGACCTTTTCATCCGGGGAGCCTTTCGACTATGTGAAGCTTCAGTTAAACGAAACGCATCGGATCATGCTTCACTGGATGTCGAAGGGTTTCATGGCCGTTCCCACGCTTGCCGGTCATGCGAATATCAAGAAGCAATCGGTTTATACCTATCTCTGCCAGCTTGAAGAAATGGGTTATAAACTGGAGCGGAAAAGCACCGGGAATATCCGGGGCGGATACCGTTTGATCTATCGGCTTGCAAAGGCGGCATGATCTGTGCTTAAAATGCGGGGCGGGCGCTGTTGCCCGCCTCAACCTTCTAGGTAAAAGGAACTTGAAACAATGCAAAGCTCTTTGAAAAATGAACTCACCACTCCCGAAGCCCGCGATGTTCTTGCTATCACTGAAAAGGAAATACAGGTCTTGCGTTATCATCTCGATGCGATCAACAACCAGATCAGAGGGCTTGAGGCTTTCATGGATTCAATGGGCCTCACTTCTTGGATAGGTAACAATTCGCCGCGTTCTATTGCGAATGCTGAATTCACGGTTAAGACTGACGATTAACTGGATACCCTGCCGCCGGGGCTAATAGGCGGATTCCTCCCTTAACTTGCCCCCGGCCATAGTGTCGGGGGTTTTTTTGTGGGCGATGCCCGGAAAATACGCTTTCGGTTTGAACTGGCGGGTTTTATCGGCGGGCTTGTTGTTCGGGGAATGCCGCGCTTTTTGCTCGCGATGCAATCCATTCAAAGTTTTTCAAATGGCAAATCCCTATACGCGGCTTGCGCGTTTGCCCGCTTTCTTTTGTCTGTGGGTTTTGTTTTGGGGTTTGTCCGGCGGATGGCCTATGCGGCTGCTGCCTTGGCATCACCGATGGGGGATTAAGATTTTCCTACATCACAGGGGCGCAAGGGCCACTGGGGACCCCCCCGCATGTGCTGGCAATACCCCGCACGATTTGTGTCGAGTGTAGTTATCGATATGAGTAAAAAGGATGCGTGGGGGATACCCTGTGGGGTTTACCCCGGCGGGCCTATGCCCATAGTACAGTCGGATTTTGATTTTGTCAAGAAAAAAAGTTGACACATGTGAGAAAAGACCCTATACTATTGTCGTGAGCCGCATTTTTATGTCGGACCACCCCACTACGCGACACTTCCGTTGTACTAACCCAGTGGTAGCGGACATGAGTGCGACTCACTCCTCCCTTTTTCTAAAGAAAGTGACACAATGTTTGAAGCTATGCTCCTTGTTTGCGCTCTCGCAACACCCGACAAGTGCGTTCGGTTCGATGATACACGCGGTCCCTACGAAACATACGACGAATGCAAGACCAGATCGTATGAAATGGCGGAGGGAGTAGCCGGAATGTTCCCTGTTCCGGCCACATACAGCTTCAAGTGCATAGAAAGAGACTTCACGTGAACCTTCTACCCCAGCAAACACCGAAAAAACGGGAATTGACGCCCCAACAGACGCAATTTCTCGACATTCTCTTCGAAAACGGTGGAAATATCACTGCTGCAGCCGTAGATGCGGGCTATTCTAAGGGAAGTGCAGCATGGTTACGCAAAACTTTAGCTGATGAGATCGTAGATCGCACAAAAGACATACTGTCTATGAACGCCTACAAGGCTGCTGTGCGCCTCGTAGACACAATCGACAACCCCGCCCCAGAACGCGGTGATGATTTGCGTCTCAAAGCTGCTGAGAGCCTTCTCAACCGTGTAGGTGTGAAGCAACAAGAAACAATAAATCACAATGTCACGGCAGTTCACGGTGTAGTTTTGCTGCCACCTAAGAAAGAGGTCATAATCGATGGCTGATGAAGTGATGACTCTTCTCAGTGGAAAGAAACCTGCACGTCGCGTGTATCAAGATGAGCGTATCGTGCTAACAATTACCCGGGACGATGGTACGAAAGCCACCGTTAAGTCCACTGGCGTTGATAATCGGGGACGACACTTCTTTACTGCGTCTGATCACGCTCGTGCTGACTTTAAAAAATCAGGGAACGTACCTTTCAATTTGTCACAAGCTATGCCTATCGATTATGCAGGCTCTGACCGCAAGGGACGTGCTGATCTTCTAACAAAAGAAGTCAGTGATGACGTAATCAACAAACGTGCAGCAGAAGCACGCGCTACTTACGAAGCTACTCAAAAAGCAAAAGACAAAGAGAAGCGAGAAAAAGCAAAAGCTAAAACGAAAAAGAAATTAAAAACTGTGCCCGGAGGAAGCACTCGGGGCGGAGGCGGCGGCGGCATGCTGAAGCTCGTAACGGATAGGCTCCCAAAATTATCAAGAGGCGGAAAAGTCAATCGTGGAAGATCAGCAGGATCAAGCGCCGAAAAAGCGCGGTAGACCCCCCCGCGACCCTAACGCACCTAAAGCCACGTACAACCTGTCTACAAAGGAACGTGCCCGACGTGCTGCCCAAAAGAAACTCAACGCAGCAAAGCGTCGTGCCAAGAAAACAACGAAAGCAGCAGAAGACAAAAGACGCTACGCTCGTAGACTCGAAGAAAACATAGGAAAAGTGGAGAAGGCACTTGTCGGTAAAGAAACTAATGTCATCGATCAGGGCGACCTCGCAGAACTTCCTGCAGCCGTTTCAGATTTGGTTGATGATGCTGAAATCGTATTTAAGCCGAATGAAGGACCTCAAGAAGAATTTCTTAGCGCGGGTGAAAGAGATGTACTCTACGGCGGCGCAGCCGGGGGTGGTAAATCTTTCGCTCTCTTGGCCGATCCTCTGCGCTTCTGTCATAACCCTAGTCATCGTGGGCTTCTTCTTAGGCGTACTCTCGACGAGCTAACCGAACTCATCGACAAGTCACGTCAACTGTACCCCAAAGCTTTTCCGGGTGCGAAGTTTCGTGAATCTAAGTCAACGTGGGTTTTTCCCTCTGGTGCAACGATCTGGTTCACTTACCTCGACAAGGACAAGGACGTAACTCGTTTTCAGGGTCAGGCATTCAACTGGATAGGCATCGATGAAATTACTCAGTATCCTACGCCCTATGTCTGGGATTACTTGCGTTCTCGCCTTCGTACTACTGATTCT